TTTAGGAACACTTACTTCACCCCAATCCTCGCCGAGATCTATAAACTTTCCGTTTTTGTCGATGTTCATTTTACTTTAGGAGTTTTGAAAGATTTTTTGATTGGTGAATCTGATGATTTAATACCTTTTGAACCATCAATACCTTTTCCGGGTTGAATACCAGCTTGAGGATTTTCTTCAACAGGTCCGCCAAGACCTTTTTCATTACTGGTATACTTTAATTCTGAACCGGCTTTCCCGCCGGAATTTCTTTTTCCGAAATTTGCTTTCATAATTTACCCCAGTTTTTTATATTTTTTATTCCGTTCGCAAGAGTGAACTTTTCAGCGTCTTCTTTTTGTTTTATTTTTTTCCGTAAACCTGCTTGAAACCAGTCCATTATGAATATTGTAATTTCAGCACAAAACCCACGGGCGAACGTAGGATGTAAGGAATTAGGAATTGTGATAATAACAATATCTTTTTTTTTTGACATTGAAATAGTAGGAGCTTTTGTATTAACTGGAATTTCCATAACTTCGATTTTTTTAACTTCTGGTTTTTCTTTGGTTTCATTCATGTATATATTAAAGCCTTTTTTTTATTACTTGTCAATAGTAAAGAAATCCCCCGCTCGGTTAAATAAGCGGGGGACTTTATATATACACGAATTTATAAGTTTTAGTTTTTTTTAATAGTTACCTCCAGACCCTTCAGGGATAGACTCTTGTTTTACTGGTATATCTACGACAAGAGCTTCAGTTGTAAGAAGAGTTCCTGCGATGGATGCGGCGTTTTCAAGAGCTATCCTTGTTACTTTTACAGGATCTATGATACCTGCTTCAAAAACATCTACATACGTATTATTATCGGCGTTAAACCCAGTATTAATTACAGAATTCCTTACTTCATTAATTACGATAGAGCCATCTTGACCGGCATTTTCAGCGATTATACGAAGTGGAGCAAACACAGCATTTCTTACAATGTTGACGCCAGTTTGTTCATCAGGAGTAATACACGCTTTTAAATCATCAAGAACATATGCAGCACGGATTAAAGCAACACCGCCACCTTGAACTATACCTTCTTTCTCAGCAGCAATAGTAGCATTTCTTGCATCCTCAACTTTTGATTTTTTTGCTTTCATTTCGGTTTCTGTTGCCGCGCCTACTTTTATTACAGCGACTCCGCCCGAGAGTTTAGCAAGTCTTTCTTGGAATTTTTCAATATCATAATCGGAAGTAGAATCGCTAATTTGTGTTTTAATTTGACTAATTCTTTTTTTAATTAATTCTTTATCCCCTGTAGAAGAAACTATAGTTGAATTATCTTTAGATATAGTAACGCTATCAGCTAAACCAAGTTGGTCGATCTGAACGTCTTTGACATCCATACCTTTATCTTTTGTTATAACTTCGGCCCCGGTAAGAGCTGCAATATCTTCGAGAGTTTCTTTTCTTCTATCACCATACCCAGGAGCTTTAATAGCGCAACATTGTATTTGCTGGCGAAGTTTATTTATAACAAGAGTAGCAAGTGCCTGTCCTGTAATATCCTCAGCAATTACGAGTAAACTTTTTTGCTCAGCTGAAATTTTTTGAAGGATAGGAAGAATATCCTCTATTGAAGAAATAACTTTATCAGATATTAAAACATAGCAATCTTTTAATACACACTCCATTTTTTCGGGGTTTGTTGCGAAATAAGGAGATAAATAACCTCTTGCGAATTGCATACCTTCAACAATTTCTAATTCAGTTTCAGCAGTTTTACCTTCCTCAACAGTTATAACGCCTTCCGGTCCGATTTTTTCCATAGCATCAGCGATTAATTTACCAATATGGGGATCATTAGAAGATATTGTAGCTATTTGGGCTTTTAATTCGCTGTTATCTACTGGCTTAGCCATACACTTTAATTCTTTGACTATTTCTTTAACAGCATAATCTATTCCTTTTTTTAAGTGCGTGGGATTCGCGCCTGCTGTGATATTTTTGAGTCCTTCTGCGTAGATAGCCTGTGTGAGAATAGTGGCCGTAGTAGTACCGTCACCAGCTATGTCATTTGTTTTAGAGGCAGCTTCCCGTACAAGTTGAGCTCCCATATTTTCATATGGATCTTTAAGTTCGATTTCCCTGGCTATTGTTACGCCGTCATCGATAATTGTAGGAGAACCGTACTGTCTACTGAGAATAACTGTTTTGCCTTTAGGTCCTAATGTTACTTTAACAGCATTTGCCAATTTATCGACTCCGGCTTTAAGATGCTGTCTTCCTTCTTCTGAATACGCTATTTGCTTTATCATGCTCCCTCCATTTAATTTATTGTATCATTTTTTTTAATTAAATCATTTAAATTATTTACTTGAATTTTTAGAGCACTAAGTATTGCTACCTTTGTAATTTTAACATCAAATAACTCTTTATTATATTCAGCTAAAAGTTTATCCCTCTTCGCTATTTCATCGTGATAGACTTGTGATTTATCGGCTAATTCTTTTTGAAGTTTTTCTATACCTTCAATTAATTCTTGCCGCTCGTTATCTAAAAAAATCTTTTCGGCTTCTGTCTCTGAAATAAATTTATGTTTAGTTTTTTCTTTTAGAAGTTCAGCAGTAAGATTAGATATTCTTTCATTAGCTGTTAAACAGTTGAACTCATTTCGCTTTTCAGAATCTTGTATAATCTTAAGTAAATCAAGACAGCAAGATGTTAATTGTAAAATTTCTACACACTCACGACTTCGAAATTCGTGCTTAGTTTTTTCTCCTTCTTTAATAAGCTTCTCGCACATATATTTTATTGCGACAGTATCTACAGCAGTTTGTCCGCCAATATAATCCCTCTCTTTTTGTACTTCCATTTCGTTAGGAAGCAACTCTTTAATTTTTTCTATATTTATATTATCACTATCGGAAGCTATCATATTATCCCTCTATTCACTCATATATTTTAAAGCTTTACTTTCTGCTTGCTTTTTTGTTTTGCCGTTAAAATGATTTTCACTATCAGTAGAACGATGCCGGAGTATTGTAGTATACCCATTCATTGTTTTTATGGTTTCACTGTAATAGAATATATTATCTTTTAATTTTTTAGTTTTAGATTTATTTCCAGAGTTTAATTTTACTACGGATTTTTTTTTGTCGCGGATTTCTTTTGAGTATTTAAGAAAATCATCTACAACTTTTAATTGAAGGGGAGTATACTCTTCATAGTTAAATCTTTTTACATGATCTAAGGCGAAAATTAAATCGTTTATCTTTTCCATATTCCCTCGTTTTTTATTATAGCATTAAACTACTTGATTATTACGTTTCTTTATTTTAGCATTTACTCGTTTAAGAATCTCACGTAATGGTTTCCGGGTAACTTTTGCAAGCATGTCATCTGTAAATGCAGTCATATTTAAAATGTAACAAGCAATAGAAAGATCTATAACAGTATCATCATGACATCCGCTATCTGCTTCAAGTTTACCATTCTTTGCTTTTACGAATGTTTTAATTTCATCTATCGTAATAGGAGAATTTATTACAACAGTGCTTTCTTGTAAAGCGGTACGAGCTGCGCTAATAATTACCGGGCGAGTCTTTGCAGTAGTCCTCCATGGTTTTTGTTCGATATGCCATAGTTTAGGATATTCTAAGGCTTGTAATTTAGCGTAAGCGACGTTTCCTGGAGTATTTGTTTCCGGCGCTAATGTTGCCCAGTTATAATAACAACCGAGATCGTACATTGCTTGCCCACCTTCTGTTGGATCTATACACCCATGCCAATGCGCGACTTGCTCCCATGAAAAAACATCCCATACTGACATACTTGTTAAATCAGCGCCAACTATTCCTTCTGCAAAATCACCTGTAACAAGATATGCTTGATCCCGGCCTTTAATATCGTTTGGAGTACGCCAAATTGTAAGATTACCAGTAGGACTTGCATCTATTGTTATTTTATTACCAGTATTTTTTAAATTGCATATCCATTTATGCGGGCGCATGTTATCTTCTTGTCTTTTAATATCAGGCCATTGAAATACTTTTGCTCCGCTCGTAAGAAAAGCTTCTGCTTCGTTAGCGGGATATTCTTGAGGAAAATCATACTGATTTATCATACTTCCTTTTTTCTGACGAGCCCACCGTAATTGTCCATATGAAAGATTTAAAGATTTTTTTATAGCTGTCTCGTGTGGTTCTAATTCGAAAGGAGTATTATCAGGACTACAATATTGAGGGTCGTCTTGCCAACCATAAAAATGCTTTTTGAAATTATTCTTTGCTTTCCAAAACTTATGTCCATCATTACCGGACCCATTAGCGGTAGATTCAAGAATACACCATCCGCCATTTCTCATAGCTTCTTGAACACCGGTTAAGATTCCAAATTTAGGATAGAAGAGATACTCAGAACAATGTAAATGAGTTATATCATCACCACGACCAAAAGCTTTTTGTCCAGCAGTTCCAATCCATAGGTTAGAATTAGTTTCCGGGAAACTATAACCTTGTTTAGAATCAGTGCCAAGTGTTATATCGATTGTACAGCTTTTAATATAATAGTCCACACGCTCTAATAGTCTTTTTGTGGCCCCATCCTCTTCGCTCATTATAACAGCCTTTGTATTCTTTTTGAAAAGACAAGCATGTAGCCATATAGCGGCAATAACTGAAGAGAAGCCTTCTTTACGGGCTTTAAGAATAGCATCGAGAAATAAGAGAGATTTACCGATTATAGTGCCTTTAGAGCGCTCTTCGTAAAATCGATTTTGGTTTGAATTGAAAATAAAAGGAACATCGCAGGAATCTTTATCTATAATTGAAAGACATGATTCAATAAAGAATTTTGGATCTTCTAATTTTTTAAGATATTCGTCTACTTCTGAGTCTTTATTTTCCACGAGTAGACCTCGATGATAAGCTCAGTGATTTTATTGCGGAGTTGTGAGTTTATAGGATGGACTACATCTTCCCATTCTCCATGTATATTTTTCCTATTAGGCATACATATTATAATTTTATTATCTGGGTTTCGTACAATTCGAATTTTATTTATTTTTAGAGTTCTATCGAAAACAACATCACAGTATCCGCAGAAGTTTCCCCTTTGAGACCCATGAAAATAAATAGCTGTTATTTTCATTCGGGTTTTATTTCCTCATACTTAATTGCTTTATTCATAAGAGTATGAATAACTATACCATCTTTATTTCTTAAACAAGTACATTCTTTTTCTTTAACGTCCATAACATCGTAAAAGACTTCTCTGATAGGATCTAATGTGTTTCCATCATGATTACATAAATAATTTACTATGATCTTTGTCTTTGCCATTTTACCTCCGGATGGCTGGGTGAGCCTATGTAACCAAACAGTCGGAATCTCACCCGAGCCTATGAATGCAATTTTTTTACTTAACTATCGAAACTTATTCTTTTTCCTGTACCGCATGTTAACGTAGCACCTACAACTCTTGTTTTTGGAGGTGATAATTTAATATCTTCATAGTGAGGGCATTTATTAT